GTGCGTCAATGTTGACACCTTCCTCTGGGATGAACTGATCGCCCGGGTTACCTAGGCGTGGGCTGATAATGAAGTATTGGTACATGGTTTCTCCTTATGCGCTTTGTGCTTGTATGCCACAGTCAAGGTCGTAACACGGGAAGAGCTGCCCACCAATTTCTAGGTTGCTGGGGCGGCCTGCCATGACGATAATCGGACTGAGTAGGACTTTGCTAACGATGTCGAGGATGCTGCGTAGGACTGGTAGGCCTGCTGGCCCTGAGCCGATGACTTTGATCGGGAAATCCATGCGGATGATGTTGCCATTGCCAGCGATCGTCGTGAAGGATGGCGCGTCGATGTAGACACAGTTGGGCACAAGTTTTGTAGGGTCGTTGACTACTCGCAGGCCAGTGACCGCTGTGAGTGTGGTCGTAAGGCTGTCAATAGCCCCGTTGAGAGCGTCTGTGTAAGCCATTAGGCGCAGGCAGGCCTGTCGATGCCAAGCAACTGTTTAACGATCGGTGTGAGGCTCTGCTGAGGCGCTGTGCCCATTCCGTCAAAGGATGCGAAAGTGTTCTCAAGTGAGCCACGGCTGCGCCAGAGGGCCGCGCAGTACATGAGTGTGCCGAGTGTGGCATCCCCACCCGGACTAGTTGTGAGACTGTCGATGTAGCCAGCCTCTTGGCGGCGACGATATGCAAAGTCATTGCCAGCCGATACGGCCTGAGTAATCAGCGTGTAATCGTCTGACGGGTTGGTGATCTGTACGCCAAGGTAAGTAACTAGCTGCGCGGCAGTAACCCATGTGCATGTCTGGGTGTAGGTGACTGTTCCAGTCGCTGCTACTCGCTCGACATTGCTGGCGGTCTTGGCGTACAGCACCTGATTAGCAATAGGCACATTTATGTCATAAAGCAGATCGCCGTCAGTGTCTATACCGATGTACAGATATTGGGGAAGCGCCCTTACCGAATATGAGCCATTAAATGTTGCATCGACTGATGCGACTGTAATGGATTGACCGACTGCAATTTCCGAGGGGGTCAGTAATTGCAGTACGGCGTAATCATCCAGTAAGTACTTTTGTGTAACGCTGTAAACAGCCATGAGCGGATGCTCCGCTCTCGACTAGGCCTGTGTGATCTTGCGGATCATTCCACCGATTGCAGCGAAGGTCGATACATAGCCGTGGAAGGACATGTTGCGTCCCAACACTGATGGCTGCTCGACGCTCATGAGGCCACGAATTGACTCGTAGAACTCGTAAGCATCGCCTTGGCCTTGACCAACACGGGTGATGATCATGGTCTTTGCAGCGAAGTTGCTGTCAACTACCAATTGCAACCCAAGTGGGTTGCCGTTCCATGATGCAGCGCTTTGTGAGCCGAGTGCGTTCATACCCGAAAGTCCGTTGGCAATCAGAGGGAAAATTGCTCTGCCGTCTGTGCCGATGAGCTGGCCGAGCTGCGACCAGACGTCAACGGATACGAACATATGGGTAGGTAGCCAGTTGCGTCCGCTTGAAATGTCGTTTGCTGCGTCATAGACAGACTTGAGCAAGTCGGTCACTGTTCCGACCCATACACCAGATGATGTTGCTGCAGCGAGCAAGTTGTCTGCTGCAAAGTTGTCTGATGTAATCATGTACTCACCCATGAGGTCATTCAGGATTAACTGCATGGCTGCTGGGTTTGTAAAGTCAATGTCTTGCTGTGAAAGCGTGACCTGACCAGCAAGAGTTGTCTTAGCAACAGAGTTTGATGCAATAACCATTGTGCGAGCTGTTACTGCAGTCAATTCTGTTGATTGTGTTCCAACATCTGTGTGCGTTGTAATCGTTGGACGAATGAACGTCTTTGATTGTCCACCGTCTGGAAAAGCCCTTGCGCCGAGCACATCACACACAGGCCTCAAGAAATTCAGATCTTGCACCAATGGGCCGAGCACCGGAATAGGGAGCAATCCCGGGGTGTCACTGGTAAGCACGTCGCCAGCGGCAGCTTGAAGTGCTGTGCGCTTAGATGCTGAATAGTCAGCCACGGCTGCGTTCATGTTCTTGAATGTGTCGCCACCGATGTGATAGGCGGCCATGAATTCACCAGCTGATGGCAAAACGAATTCGCGTTTTGCTGCTGCAAAGATTGGTGATGCTTCGATTACTTCTGGGGCTGGGGTTTCTGACACTTCGGTCTCCTCTGACTCTGTGGGTTCAGGCTCATCGGGTGCCGTTTCTGTATTATTGCTTACTTTATCCTCTGATGTGGGGATACTTGCTGCAACATCTGTGATGGTAGCACCTGCAAAGGCTGGCTGGGGTACAAGTGACAACTCCATCCAGTCGGCTGCTTCCACGATCATTACGCCGTCTTCGTTGTATGAAAACTTGGTTGGGTTTACGCCTACTGAAACTGAGTCAAGTACGCCATCGGCTGCCAAAATCAGGGCTTCATCGCCTAGGGCTGTAGTTGAAACTTTGGCTGTGAAGTACATCGCGGTTTCATCATCGGTTCGCTCGGTCACAAGGCCGATGGCTTGGCTGGCATCATGGCTCATGTAAAGCTTCGGTGCTTTGCCTTCTGTAGGCAGTGAGCCTGGCAAGAAAGAAACTGTCTGACCACCTGACACTGTGGCTTCGGTGTTGTATGGCAACGCAATGCCAGTAATTGTGCGCTTAGGGCTGCCGTCTTGGGCGGCGTCAATGCTGAATGTGGAACTGGTAAAGCGCATCATGCGAGTGACTCCTGTGTGTTTTCTTGTGGTTCGTTGTTGGGCATTTTGTCGGCTACATAGTTTTCTTCTAGATAACTATCTGTATCAAACTTTACATAGGTGCCACGCGGCAGCACGTTGTTCATAGACAGTGTGCTAGCGATGCAATCGGCGTATGGCTTGACACCAAAAATGTATAGATCAGCGCGTGATTGCTCACTGCTGGTGTAGGCATAAGCACCAGTAGAAACGCCCACAAGGTAAGGGGGAACACCGCACAAACGGGCCAAATCTAGGGCGCTGTATTGGGCTGACTCAATCATCAGCATTTTGTCCGGTGTAGCAGTGCTGGCCTCGTAACTAAGGAACTCGTTAAGCACGGCGGTCTGGCTAGTAAGTCGAGCCTCTTGAAACGCTGCGCCAATCTCTGACAACTCTTGCGCGCTCAATGGTTCGCCACCAGTCTGTTTCAACACGCCACTAGGCAATGATGACTGGGCATTTTTGTACCTGCTTTGCTCTACCTTTAACGCTGTGGCAATGGTCTGCTCTGAGCTGTAAACGATGCCTTGAATAGGGCTAAGAAATTGCACAACGTTGCGATAGTCAATTTCGTTGCCAGCAAAAGTTAAGGCTTTTGAGGGTGAGAAAAACACGGGGCCTTCCTCGTCCAAACTGGTCATAGATCCGGCAGGCAAACGCTGAAATTTTGAGGGAAAGCCATCTTGTGTGCGCTCTGTGATGTACCAAAATGCACGGCCATAGAACAAGAGATCGTCAAGTGTCCAGGCCATTAGGAAGTTGTAAGTGACGGCTGGGTCTGGCTGGCGTAGCCAAGACCTAGGGGCTAACGGCATTTCTTCCATATCGCCAGTGGCATCATTAAACATTTCGCCGTACATTTTTAATGGCATACAAGCAATGACTGATGCAATTAGGTCACGTGATCGAGACACCGTGGCAAGGGTCATGGCGCGGTTACGCGCTGCACCTGCTTGGTAGTTGTAAAAGTTTTTTAATGGGTCTGTGCTGTTGCCAACTGGTGCATACCCGACAGCGGCCTGCACTGATGGCGTAGAGATTGCGGCCTTGGTGACTGGCTTATTGAAAATACCCATAGCGGTAGTATGCCACTTTCTGCCGGGTGTGTGTGGTACTGCCCTGCTCATCCCGACAACGCCCAGAGCAGTACCGCCAATACTTTAGCGACTGACTACCACCATCATCGGTTTCCCTGCTTGCTTAGGTCGAGACGCTAAAGCGGCAGCCCAAATAGTGCAGCGCGCAAGCTCAATAGGCCCAGGGGAGCGTTTGCTGCTGAGAGCTAACTGGTTGCTCTGCATAATTGCTACGGATCTGTTCATGTGTTCGGCAAGGTTTTGCTCACCTCGGTGCACTAATTTGCCATCGTTTATTTGTGCCCTGATTAGTGATGTGTAGCGCAATAATTCGCCATAGCCCACGACCTTTGCGCGCCTAGTCAAAGGCAACGGCACATGGTGTTCTAGCGCTGGGGTTACGGCCAGCCCTAAAGTTGGGTGGGCAGTGCAAGCGTCCATCATGGCTTGTTGACACTCGGCCAAGGACTGCACGACAAACTCAACCGACACATGGACAATGCCGACATCATCTACAGCTGCGCGAACAGCAACATAGCGCGACCCGTCAAGACTTGAGTCGCAAGCGAGCCAGCCATTGTCTGGGCCTTGAATATCTGACAGGCAAGCATCCCACTGACCAGGCTGTAGCCAGCAGGCATCAGCATTGACAAACTGGTTAAGGCTGGCGCGCAAAAACGATGACCGATCAGGGTGGTCAGCATCTATCAACATTGACTGCAGCTCTAGGGTTTGCCCGAGCGCTGGGTTAGCCCAGCCCCACCAGCTTGTGTCCATGACATCAACACCTGGCGGTGGCGACCATTCTGCAAAATAAAAAGCACCGGCGCGTTGCTCGCCAATAAGCGACAGCCCTAATTCTCGATATCTGAGCATGGCCGTGGATGCTTCGGTGCCAGCCGTGGAAGTCATAACCATAATCGGGCTACCGCCAGCGGTGCGCGTGTTGCGGGCCTTCATAGTCGGGCGCAAAGAATGAGCCATGACAGCATCATCAACTGCGTAGATTTCGTCTACCCAAATTAGGTCTGCCGATAGGCCCATTCCTGCTGATGGCGTGGCGGCCTTAATAAACCAGCGCGACCCGTCAGGCATTTGCAATTCCATACGGCCATATCCCCACTTGGGTTTAGCGTCAAAATACTGCTCAAGAATTGGGGCTAGGAATTGGTACTGCAAGTTAGCCAGCGGTAACTCATGGGCTGAACTAATAACTGTCTGCGGTTTGCCACGTAGTGCAGCAATGCTGGTCAGCCAGGTGCCGACAATGGCTTGCCCTAAAACAGTCTTGCCGTTTTGTCTAGCAACTGTGATTAGACCGGAACGATTAACAAGATCACCAGACTCATCAGACTCCAACAAACCCATAGCGGCATGCACCTGCCAGTCCATCAGCTCAACCTGCATATATTTGCGCGCAAACTCAACCACCAAAGGTGCGTACACAGAAACCCCAGTAACCACAGTTTCCAATCTTGGCTGAGTCCTACCAACCCCAACCTGATCAGGCCAGTTCTTGGGCCATTGTTTCAAGACCTCAACTTTGTACGCCCAGTGGTTTCTGCTTTTGGTGCTCGCTCGATGCCGAACACACCGAGCAAGACTTTTGTGCGCCCAACCATCACGACCCACACCAGTGCAGCAACACAGACCGAAGGTTCAGCAGTATCTGCTACAACCATGGTCATTGCTTCTAACACAGTTACGAAATCAACTGTCGCTGGTCAAGTCACACTCACAATGCAGGACATGGATTTCACAGACCCTGCAGCAATGAACCTGATCTTGAATGACCTTGCTGGTGAGTACCTCATCGCTACAGACAACATTGCAGCTGACGCACTTGTCGCTGGTAAAACAGCATCAGGATCAACATGGACTGTTACTGCTGGTGACCCAACTTCACTGATCAACTCACTGTATGACGCAGCACGCGAAATCGCTGAGGACAGCAACTATTTCCCAACTCACTTGTGCGTGTCACCAGATGTATGGGAAAAATTGGGCGCACAGCTTGACGCAAACAAGCGCCCAGTGCTTGGTTACACCACAAATGGTGTACTTGGTCAGAACAGCCTTGGCCGCGTTGGTGGTCTTGGTTACAACTCGATGGATGTAATGGGCCTTACGCTGGTTGTGGACAACAACTTTGCTTCTGGCACAATGCTTGTTACCTACGCACCGGGCTTTGAGATTTACGAAGCACAGCAAGGCGTTCTCAGCATTGCTAACCCAAGCACATTGAGCCGCACGTTTAGCTACTACGGCTACTTCTCAACATTCGTTGCTAAGTCAAGCTTCATCCAAGGCATCGTAATCGCCTAGTCAGAAAGGCGGCTACCGCCGATGGCTACATACACAGTCACTTTCAAGCAACTGCTAGACAACTACGCAGTGCTACAAACACTGACCGACACTGAAATAGAGGTGGGGCAATCCATCACTGTTGCCAGCGTTGCTGCACCCTTTAACGGCACATTCGTTGTCTATGCCATGCCCAAGTATGAATACATAGGCATAGATACCGAAGGTGATCTGCTGTTTAATAGCAATGTCAGTATTCCTAATCAAGTGCTGTTTGCTTGCACTGGCAGTGATGTTCAGCGCACAGCGTCAGCTACTGGCACGATTACTTACACGCAAAACTGCACGTGGATTACAACAGCGTCACTAATTACATACCTTGGCGTAGATATCACTAACCCAAGTGATGACTACACGCTTGCTACACAGGCCACTAATGCGGCCAACGATTTTGCATTTAGACGCAGATCAGAGTCCGGGTATTTTGATAATTTAAGTACCAGTCCCGGTCATGACGTTTCGCTCGGCACAGCAATGTACGCAGCGGCTTTGTGGCGTGCTCGTGGCTCTGTGCAGGACACTTTTGCCACATTTGATGGTATGGGTGCAGCGCCCGTGAGTGCCATGACACCGATGATTAAACAGCTGTTGGGCATAGACCGCCCACAGGTGGCCTAATGCCTGCCACAGGGCTTCTCAACGAGGCTATGGATGACCTCAAGGCCACACTCACAGCAGTCACAGGCTTACGGGTAATTAACGACCCCACAAAAATTGTGCCTAACTGTGTCTATCTAGACGCGCCAAGTTTTGAGACCATTGCAGGTGGTGGCAACATCATCCGCGTAACAGTCCCAGTACGTGTTATTGGCAGCGGCCCAGCTGGGCTACCAGTCCTGCAAAACATCCTCAGCATTGTGGCTACTGTCCTTGGCTCGAGCATTGTGATCATGGCAGGGCAACCATCCATGCTTGATATTGGCGGTCAGATGTTCCCTGCCTACGATTTACAAATGGCTATGCAGGCACAAACCTCATGACATACACAACTGCAGTAGTATTATCTGCTAGAACTATAAACAGATACGGCACCCGGCACCGTTTGACACAGGAGAACCAACGTGGCCACAAGCACTTACCTCACTAACCCAACCGTAAACCTTGCGCCTACCACTGGTGGTGCGAAGGTCGATTTGACTGACCAATGTCGGAGTGCGACCGTGACTTTGGGCGTGGACAGTCTCGAAAGCACCGCGTTCGGAGATACAGGCCACCGCTTTGTCCCGGGCTTAATGACCGTGTCGGTCGAGCTAGAAATGTTCCTTTCTTATGGTGCTGGCGAAGTTGAAGCCACATTGTTTGCCAACCTTGGCACAGGAACCACTGAGCTAACCATCTCACCATCAGGTGTCACAGAGTCAGCATCTAACCCTGAGTTCACAATCACTAATATGCAACTTGTGGACTACACCCCAATCACTGGTGCTGTAGGCGAACTCTCAATGATTACCGCGTCATTCATTGGCGGCACATACGTGCGAGACATCACAGCCCCGTAACCAAAGGAACCCGACATGAAATTAACTCTCAAGGTGGACTCGGGCGAAGGCCCGTACGAAGTCACAACCAGCCTGTACGTCATTGTGCAATGGGAACGCAAATACAAACGCAAGTCAAGCACCATTGGCGAGCAAGGCATCAGCATTGAGGACTTGGCTTTTATGGCGTATGAGTCATCCAAAGTTGCTGGCATCACAGTGCCTGTAGTACTAGACGATTTCATTAAACGCTTGGTGACTTTAGAAGTGGTGGACAATGATCCCGCAAACCCTACCCAAGCGGAACCTACCGCCATTCCCTAGCAAGTCTCCTAGTAGCCACAGGCTGGTGGCCACCTGCTGTAGAGTTTGACATAGCTGATTTAAACACCACGATTAAGCTATTAAACGAAAGCCGAAAGCCATGAGCCTTGCCACCAGTGTAGAAATTACAGGTCTCAAGCAAGCGATGACTGAACTATCCAAGATGGACAAGTCGGCACGCTTTAAGGCAGCGGCAAAGATTAAAGCTAGTAGCCCTGCAATGCTCGAGAATGTGCGTGCACAGTTTCCTGCCGATATTGGCGTAACGATGATACATGGCTGGGCACCAAGCAAAAAAGGCACAAAGGGCAGACTTGCTTACGACAAATCCAAGGTGGACAAAGGGGTGCAGATTGTTATTGGTGGTAGAGCGCGCCCGGGTGTGACGCCGTTAGTTACTTTGGTGCAGAAAGATGCAGCTGGTCAGTTGTTTTCAATGGCTGGCAACGCTGGCGGCACTGGTCGATTCAGCAAACTACTGCACAATGTTTTTGGCAGGCCTCAGCGTGGCTTGTGGCGCTCACGTGCGTTCATTGAAGAGCAAGGCACAGCCGACATTATGAAGGCTGTAGATGAAGTCATAGCTGATGCCAATCGAGCACTAGAACAAAGGATGGCTGCCTAATGGCTGTATATCTACCAATCG